ATTGACGGGCAATGTGCCGAACGCCACGGGCTAAGTTGTCACCATAATGATACGTGCCAACATCGCCTTCACGCTGACGCGCAAGAATGGCTTTGCCTGAACGCTCATTGGAACCCATGCCTAATGAGGCGTTGTACTGGCCTGTAGTTGACTTGATGTCTTCAGCAGCGCCCGCCTTGGCCTGTAGAAGGCCGCTGGAGGCCATTGGCGGTTGAGCACGCTGTGGTAGTGGCAGCGTAGCGCCTTGCCCGTCTGTAACGTCTGGATTGACCTCCAGATAAGGCCAGTTTTGAGTGTTGGCGGTCTTCCACTTGTCTTCGTAGCCTTCAAACTGACCACCGTAGCCAATAAATGGCGCTTTAGGGGCCAAGGCAAGCATTTCTGCCTCTTGGGACACCCAATAGTTATACATCCGTTGGGCATCTTTGGCATTTCGCACCAAGCCCGAAACATACAAGCGCCCATCTACCTCAAATTCATTGCCGACAATACGAACTACGGGGATGTACTTGCCCACCCACTCGCGCTGCTCCAAGATTTCATAGCCATTGATCTTGCAGTACCGCACTTTTTGGCGGTCAGACTCACGCGACTTGATAGGTTTGCCAAAATATGCTTTCAGCGCCTTGTCTTCAGCCGTGCCAGCAAACGCTGTCTGGTTGCCGGGGTACAAATTCAGCGTAGCCGGGTCATAGTCAATGTAATAGTAATCCGCAATACGGATGGTGTCTTCATTGAGCCAGTTGGAGATAGATTGATCGCCAACACCCAACGATTGCAGCGTTGTAATGGGCGATGCGTCCGGGTACATCCGGGTAAATTCTTCTTTGGTCAAGTCTTCCGTGACAAAACAATACTTGGCATCTGCGCCAGTAGGGTCTTGCATAGTTGGGTCCATGTACACCGAGAATGAGTTACGAATTCGGCCAATTTTGATGTCTTGGTCAAATGTGTTGTCGTCGCAATACTCTGTCAGCAAACGGACATAGCCTTCACCATAGGCGACTTGGTTTTCACAGGCGGTGTCATAAGCAACATCAGCATCAGAGATATATTCAATGTGCCGAATCATGCCATTGAAGATTTCCGCAATCTCAATGTCAGCATTGTCGTCAACCGGGATGACCTTCGCACCTGGGCGGTTCTGTCGCTGGTCGTTAGTAACTTGGCGAACGTGCTGCGGCAGCTTATTGATTGTCAGCGTAGGCCGTGCATTGATCGTCTGACCTTGCACCGCACCGCGAGTAGCCAACACGTCAGCAGGCCATTGCCAATGATTGTCTGGTGAACCAGCATAGAACTTCAGGTCGTCGTTCTCGTCTTCCCGCGACTCCGACAGCGCCAACATAGCCATGTCAAGCCTAGACCGCGCCGTGGCAAGAATGCTGGCATCGCTTTTGTCTTTGGATGACCCACCAACCGCAACTGCGGCAGCAGCAGAAATGTCACTCATTTTTTACCTTTAGGTGCTGGTTTGGCAGCTTCACGTTTAACTGCGTATGCAATTGCGACACTTTGAGCCACAGGCTTGCCGCTTTTAACCTCTGCCTTGACGTTAGCACGGAAGGCTTCGGGCGACTTGGATTTGATGAGTGGCATTGGATGTCCTTATGCTGACTGAATGTGCAGTATAGAGAAATTGATCTTGAGTGTATCTGTATAAGCATTGCTTGATACATTGTCTAGATTGATTGTAAATGCACCATCAGTGACCGTGACCACCGCAATCAGATACGCAAAGGTCGCCGTAGCGCCAGATGCAATATTCACAATTACCGTGTCCAGAGCAGACACTTGGCTGTTGTTAACCACAAACGCCACTTTAGCGCCCGGAGCCATTTGCGCGTTAGCCGTGGTAATCGTACCCGCCGTTTTGTTTAGGGTAACGGCAGTAGCCTTGTTGTTACTTTGCGTGACCGTGCCATACGCATTATTGGTATAGCCAAGTTGCGAAGTGGCATACACCACCGTTGCACTGACCGTATCCGCACCAATAATGTCTTGGTCAAGGTAGGCAACACCAATAGGTTTATTGAAGCTCATGATTAACACTTCCAACGTTTAAGAGCAGCCTTGGCGCGTTCGCCATCTTTGGCATTAGCTGCGACAGAACCCATACGGGCACAAAATGAATCCTTGCGACCTTGATCGGCCTTGGTCTTGGGGTTAGGGGCTGGAGCTTTAAGATTAGAGCCAGTGGCAGCGTTGTACTTCTCGCGCCCCTTTGCAGTCAGCCCCGCGCCTTTGGAGGTAGGCAGTTTCTCGCCGCGCCCAACACTGAGAGATACTTTTTTCATTTAACTTCCCATCCAGCCAGTTGAAACCGCACCACGATCACTTACCCGTAGTGTACGAGCCTTTTCAGTGTACTCCCTATGCGCCACCGGGAACGCAAACGTCACGCATATCGCATCCGCCGCATCAGGTGAAGCCAAACCCCGTGACTTCATATCCTTCTTGGACTCCAGAAAGATAGTCCCCCTAGAATCCGGCTTCATCATAGGCGAAATCAAATCAGTTTTCAAGAAACGATCACTTGGAATGCTTGCTGACTTAAGCCAGTCCCGCATATCCCCCCACATCTGCGCCCTCATATTGCCATACATTATAGGGTTCTTGGCCTTATTGCCAAAGTTGACCCCCTTAATCTTATAGCGCTGCTCCTTGAGCCTGTCCACAATCCCCGCGCCCAATCCCCCCTCATCAATCACCACCAGCGTAGGCTTGAACTCCTCTATCGCCTCAATCACATGACCCACCACCGTCATCGTATCGTCCCCCCGATGCCGCATGATCTTAATAATATCCCGACCTTGCCTCACCGCAATCACCGTCGCATCCGCGCCAAACCGCGCCGGGTCAACCCCAATCACAATCGGTGCAGACTGATCTTTGTACTTGGGCCGCTTCATCGCATCATCCACCACCGAACTAGAAATGAACTGGTCATCCCCCGCATTGGGAAACATTCCATACACCTCCACATGAGCCTGCGCACTGTCCGGCCCATACTCATTAATAATCCGTTCATACACCTGCTTGTCCGTCCCCTCCACCGTCCGAGCGTCCACCACTCGAGATTTCCAAAACTCCCGCTTGGAATTAAACGCCTCATAGAAATACCCCGTGTTGCGCCGTGGATTTGAGAACGCCATCCAAAAACGATTCGGCGTGTTCTCCGTAAAGAATCCAGATGTGACCGCCCAGATGCTGTCGTCAATACCACTGGCCTCATCGAAGATCACCAGCACACCGTCAAAGTTGTGTACACCAGCATAAGCATCAGGATTCTCAGCCGACCAAAGCCTACCTTCCACTCCCCAATAGCGCGTGCCTTTCTTTAGATCCCGCTCCACCAGTTCAGTTAGCCACTTGGCTGGCATCACTCGGGTCGCCGAAACTTCAAACCAGTGCGAGTTCAATGACATCGCCAGCCACTTGGTAATCTCGGCCCATGTAATGCTGCGTAGCTGAGACTCACTATTGGCCGAAATGATCGTTGTTGAGCCAATGCGCGTCGATAACATCCAGATTGTCAGCCATGACACTAACGCCGACTTGCCAATACCACGGCCAGACGAAATAGCTTCTTGCAACACCTCAAAGTCCAACAGACCTTTGTTCCGCTTGATGTGGTCAGCCAAGTCGTTCAGCACTTCCCGTTGCCATTTGCGAGGCCCACTGAAAGTTTCCAGTGGCGTACCCTTAACGCCCCACGGGAATACCAGCATCACAAACGCCAGTGGGTTGTCTTTGATCTGTGGCGACCACAGCCGCGCCATCAGTTCCTGTTCGTCTTCAGCGCTGTATTTGGTCGATTGCATCTATTACCTCTATGACTCGTAGTTCAGCGTCAGCCAACGCCTGCGTGATTGATATGCGTTGGTCGATGTCAACCGAGATGGACTGCTTGGCTACCCAGCCGTGTTGATGCTTGAGAATTTCGAGCGCGGCCTTGGCATCGCCGCCTCTGGCCGCTTCATGGAGAAGATGCGCCATCTCCCTCTCTCCGTCTGCTTTGCCTTTAAGCGCCGCCATTTCCGCTACGGGGTCAAGTATGCAGAGTTGCCGATACTCAGTAGGCAGCATTCCAGATGCAAGCGCGAGTGTGTCGCCTTTGAGTCCCATCTTGGCGGCATCGTAAATGGACTGTAAGCGAGTCTCTGTCGCTTTGACCTCACGAATAGTGAGCGGGAATGACTTGAACATTTGTTCTCCATGCGTAGGCAAGTGGCTGGAATTTTATATTAAAAAAAATTTGTTCGTGAAGGCTCCGTAGCCGCTGGCCCTTTCGCCGGGGCCTCCCCCCCCTGGTCGCGGCCAAAATGCATGTGGGCTATGTGGGCTATGCCTACGCGAGTCGAATCACGCTATTAGATGTAGGCAGTGTGGGCTATGCGTTGTCAAGTGCAAGTGTGGGTCATGTGGGCTATGCCAACACAACCCTGATGCCTGCTACAGGGGAAACCATGCGCCGGTCATTTGTGGGTCATGTGGGCTATGTTTCGGGGGAATTTCAGTCGCACTGTCTCTTTAACTATATAAGCTATTACTTATATATATCTAAAATCCAAAGTAAGATAAATAGATAGCCCACATAGCCTACCCATTGGGGAACAGGCCATTTCCGGGATGCCCACAGACTACCCACATAGGCACCCACAACGTGCCTACTGTCGCGCATGTGACACATGTTGCAAGTAAAATCCTTACACTATCGTTCTCACTAATTAATTGGAGTACTCAAATGCTAGTTCGTTTACTGTTATGTGGGCTATTTGTGGGTAGCACATTGGCACTCATGTTGTCTTATTTTGATTGCCTTACAAAATGATATTCAAATTAAACCCCATCGTCGCTGCTCAGTCATACCATTTAACGCTGGTATCTAAAAACGTTAAAACAGGGGCTATCCCTGTTTCAACGTCGACTCGCGCATCATGTAGCCCATCATGCGAATTTTTCAACAACGGCTGTTATGCTGAAACGGGGCCGTTGCGTCTGCATTGGAATGCGGTAACAGCCGATATGCGCGGTGTATCGTTTACCGTATTTTGCGCCACTATCGCGGTTCTGCCCGACGATACTTTTTGGCGCCACAATCAAGCGGGTGATTTACCCCATATCGGGGGTTTGATCGATAGCGGGGCTATGCATATGCTAATCGAAGCAAACATGGGCAAACGTGGATTCACTTACACGCACCACGATATAAATTTAGGCGACAACCTAGAGTTGATTGAACTAGCTAACGTGAGCGGGTTTACCGTTAACCTATCGGCTAACAATTTGGATCACGCTGATGCGCTGATTCGAACAGGCTTACCCGTGTGCGTTGTTCTGCCTGTACTGACTGATGCCAATTTGATCACCCCTAACGGCCATAAAGTCGTTATCTGCCCTGCTCAAATTCGCGAAGATGTCTCATGCGCCACATGCCAACTATGCGGACGTGCGGATCGTACCGTGATCATTGGGTTTATCTCGCATGGTACGGGGGTTAAAAAAGCAGATGCTGTTTCACGTAAGGTTATCAATATCGCGTCGGTTTAAGATTTCCACTGTATGCCCTTGCATGAGGGTATACGGGGTCAATCTTGACCTACAAGAGAATAAACCATGAGAATCACTCAATCATTTTTACGTCAGCAAGTTAAGAATTTGAATACCCTAGTTGGACTGGAAGACGTGCCAATCTATCGCACTGGTGACGACGGAAAGATTATTGGCGGTAATCCCGGTGTCTACTGCCTATCGTGCGCATATGGGGGCTATGCACTGCACCGCATGAGCGCATCGGGCGGTACAGGGATAAACGACATATTTGGCGGTCATGGGCCTGCACGTGAGTTGTCAGACAAAATCAGCGCTTTGATGTACGGTATCGGGTTGTCCAAATGAATAGCAAAGCAACCCCTCAACTATTAGTATCACTTCGCGCCATTCGAAGTGAGCACGACCTTCTAGCCTGCCTAATCGCCTTGGCTAATTGGTTTCCTCAAAATGAAACGGTAGGGGATGCTCTACTGGATTGCATTCTGATACTTGACGACCGTTTAAACAATGTAAGGGGTTAACTATGTTCAAAGTAATCGAAAAGCGGAATCCTTTAGCGGTGCACGCAGTATGTGACACCCTAGAGCGTGCAGAACACTGGATAACAGTTAAAGCGCCTGAATACTGTTCTAAGGGCTATTTCATGGATAGGACTCTTACACCCGATAGCTTCACAATTAAGGAGTCGAAATGAAACCATCATTTGAGATAAGTAAACAAAAGAACGGGTTTTGGTTATATGATCACACTCGAAAAATGAATTTGAGTGTGGGCGCGCAGACTGAACAACTCGCATTTATTGAAGCTATTCACTACTACCAAAAAAGACTAGCTAAGGTTGAAAGTGAACTATCAACCTTGCAAATGAAAGTTGATGATTTCGTAAGTCAATTTCAGGAGAATGATAATGATTAAAAATGATCCATACATCACGGCCCACAATCAAGTCAGCGCCATGCTCAAACGGGGTGAAATAGTGGCTTATCACTGCGAATATATATCGGGTGAGGGTCGAACCATATCCATTGAAACGGATCAGGGTTATAACCCAGAACCGTTTTATTCTGACATTGAACAATTAAAGGAAACGATATGTTAGAACGCACAGCCTATATAACAGGCGACACAATGACGGCTAACCTATTAGACCGTATCGACCAACTAACCGAAGCGCTGGAAAAGTCAGTGACCGAACATGAGCAATTAATCACCCTTTACAACGACTTGCAAAAAGAGCTATGGTTATTGCAGCCGCACTAATCGCAGCGCTGATAGCGTTACTCTTAAACCTTTAAAGCCCCGTAAGGGGCTTTTTTTATGCTTCAACTAATTTACGTAATTCTGACTTCGACGCATGGGCCATGTCGGGCGAACAAAAGACGTGTTTTTTGGTGATCAACTCGCGAGAGGCAATGCGGCCACAGTCGATCCATCCGGCCTCTTTAAGGGCGTGCAGGAGGGCGGCGGGGACAATCCGCACATTAGGGGGCGCATATAGCTGCAAGTCTTCGCATACCGCGTGGAAAGGCGCCCCAATGACGCCATTCACGAATACCCGGCCACGGGTTGTAATTAAGTTGATCAACCAGGATTCGGCGGCGCTGTGGCCGTGCTCAACCATAATCAATTTGGCCTCGGTCATCGGGGGGACAGCCGATGGGTTGAACGCTGACACATCACGGGTGTGCAGATACTCGGCCACGGCGGCGAAGCCGTTACGGGACTTGTACCATGTCCAGAGGGCCACGGCATCCGATTCGGGCAGCTTGAGCGCATCCGACCACAAGACGAACCAGCGGCGATCCTCTGAGGGCAATGAGATAGCGACACGCTCATTTGAGAACGCCACCACGAAAACCCGGTTAAGCGCTTGGTAAGGGTGCAGTCCCTTGCGGTTAATGGGCAGCAACTCAGGCGGGGCGGCAATGATAGGCTTGAGGGTGTTCTCCAATGCGCGGCGGTCTTTGGCCTCGGCTTGGCGCAACTCGGCAATCTCCATGACTTCGCACTCAAGGGCATAGCCCCATTGGGACGTTAACTCTTCATTTTTGACTAGCGAACAATTGTGCTTGGCAGCACCACCAATAGCCCAAAAGAACGGCGCAAACAGGGTGTCTTTGCCTGAACCATGATTGCCGCCCAGCAACACGGCGTGATTGATCTTATGGCCGGGAAACTGCACCTTGTGGGCGAAAACGTTCAAGAGGTGCTCGCGCTCGAAATCGACCGGGATCATGCGCTCAAGGTGGCGCATCCATAGCGAGATGTCGCCCTTAATAGGTGTCGGTCGGGCATCTTTCCAGCGGTTGCCGTACACCAAGCCGTCACGCGATACGAGCACCGACTCGCCAGCGGCGTAAGTGATGCCGACCAATGACCGAGCGCCCTTGGCTTGGCGGTTCTCGTCGAACGATATGCTCGCCTCGACTTTGCGCTGGGTGTGGATCGACAAGCATTTTATGTGCCTGAACACCGCATTGAATGACTTACGCATTATTTCGCGGCGGTCTTGCATATCAAAATAACCGTCATCATCTTGGAGGTACGCAAAACGCTCATACCAAGATGCCTTTTCAATGCGGCCGAGTTCACGCTGCTCGACTTGAGCAATCACGGCGGCGGCTTCATCGGGGTAGTCCGGCGTAGGGGCCAGCTTGGACAATGCGCCGTCCATGACAGCGGCCAGCAACTCGTCACGCAGACCGTGCGAATGCTTAGGGCCACCTTGGGAATCAACCCACGTCAGATAGGCGGCGCTGTCCCACTCGGCGCAATGCTCATGCAAGCAACAGTAGGCGCGATTCAAAGGGTTATAGCGGCCCATCGGGTTACCGTCTGAGTGAGCCTCATGGTTTGGACAGACCACGCCCCACCATCCGCTCGAATTGCCTTTTTCCAACAAGTCGCCTTGGGTTGCAACCCACGCCAGCACATCGTCACCGCCGTCATCGGTCAGGCGAATGGATCGGTGGGTAGATGTGTCGGCAGGCAATGGCTTGACACCAAGGGCGGCGCATATCTCAGGCAGGGAAAACTCACGGTCTGGGTGGAAATCTGCCAAATTGGAAGCAAAATTGTTTTTGCCGGGCTTGAGGTTGATTGAACCGGGCAATCTAAAGTTACGCACCGCATTGATCGCGCCACCATCGGTATAGCCTGCCTCGGCAATGGCGACAATGGCCGCGCTAAAGTCGCCCTTGGTCGGTTGGTCGTCAAGCGCAAAGGTGTAACCGTACTGGTAATTATTGGGTGATGTCTCCATAATCCAAGTCGGGGCGATGGGTGGGACTTTGGCCTTAGTGCCAACGTCATCCAGCACCAGAAAAGCGACACGCTCACAATTGTCAGCACGGGCAGACGGGCGGTTGGCCTCAAACCGATCCAGAATGAAACAACCCGTGTTGGCGTACCAAGCCTGACCAGGCTTCCACTTTTCAGGCAGATAAGCAGGCCAACTACACTTGAGAGCGCCATCGGCGTGGAACGCCTCGGGAACCGCAGGCTTCTGCCGCACAATCAGAACTGTCTCGCCATCGGGGGCGATACTTGATAAGTAATCCAGAAAATTCATTTTCCATACCTTTCCATTATTGAGACTTCAGCGTCTAGGGGTAAACCCGCAGCCCAAATGGGTGGGGTACACATGGTCGAACGCAATGCGTCAGCATCTGGCGCATTTGTTTCGATCACAATTTCGTCGTGAACGTGCAGCACTACATCGTCCAGTTGGCGCAGCGCAGCGCGTAAAAGATCATTGGCGACAGCCTGAGTGATATTCTCGCAGGCCAGACCCTTCCACAGACGGGCGCGGGGCCATTCTTTGGCGTCAGCGGCAGGCTTCCAAGCGGACTTGGCGTAAGTAATACCATCGGTTTCCAGACGAGCGTAGGGGTAACAAAGAACCCGGCCAGAGGGTAAGGCATACCAAAGGTGCTGGCCGTCAAATAGATAGACGACTCGACCAATGGCTATCTCTTTACCTTTATTACGCATGGCGCGGGTGTAAGCAGATTCTAGGTCTTGCCAGTACCGAACTGCCCAAGGGTTTGCCCTACGCCATCCGTCAACCATGCGCTTGGCGTCTGACTCAGGCAGTGAAATACCGTAGGCGCGGCCCATCGCAGCGAAAGCGCCGATGCCACCAGCAAACCCGCAGGCCAACTCTTGAACCTTGCCAATTTGGCGCTGGTCTTTGTTGACCATATCGACAGGGACGTGAAAGGTCGCACTGGCGTTGACTTTATAAACGTCCTCGCCAGACGCGAATAGCTTCAGCTTTTCCTCGCCTGCCTTGCAGTTAGACAACCAAGGGTTTACCCTAGCTTCAATAGCAGCCCAATCAGCAACGACCAGAACCTTGCCGGGGGCTGGCATCAGCGCAGGGCGCAGCATCCCCTTGAGAACATCAGTGACGCGCTTTCCAAACTGAGGAACAATCGAATGACCGCGAACCATCGCCTGGCGCACATCATCAGGCTGGGCAGCGCACTTGCGGGTGAAGTTGTGGACTTGAGCGCCGTAGCTGCTGGCCCGGCCTGTGGCACTGCCACCAGCAAAGACAAACGCACCGCGCACTCTGGCATCTTCTTCGTCGGCCAGTTGGGCCAGACGATTGAACTTGGCTACGCTGGATGCCCACAGGTCGTCGGCGCACTGGATGACTTCCTGCACATCTGGCGGCACACCATCGCAATTCAACAGATTAGCCCGAACGGTCTTGTCAATGCTAATCTTGCCATCCTTCTGCATCAGCTTACGAGCATCTTCATCCACACGCTCGAAAACCCAATCGCGCATCTTGGGGGAGCGAACGCTGGTGATTGCACCGCATGTCACCTCGGCGACAATAGCCTGTATCTCAAGCAATTCAGCGGCGGCGTACTTGACTGCTGCTTTACACAGCGCCACATCCACCAGCACGCCACGGTCATTGATGCGCTCGTTGACATGGTAGTCGCCTAGTTCTTCAGCCGACAGGGGGCGCATGGACTTGCTGATGGCACGCATGGCCCGAACGTCCTGCTCACAGTAGGCAATCATTTCGGCGGTCAACTCGGCCGACTCTTCGAAAGGGGGGACGGACATCTTGCGGATGAGCGCAGCGCCCCGGTGGTCTTTCTTCATGGATGCGCCAGCAAAGCGGCCAACGTCTTCCAGCGAACCAGGCGCACAGTTGGCACGGGATTGGGCGGCGGTGCAATAAAACTGCTCCAGCGCGTAATCTTGCTGTAAGACGTACCAAAAGATCAGCCGCTCAAATGCGGCGTTGTGGGCGTAGATTATCTGGCCTGTAAAGTCAGGCAATGGGCCTGATGTCCAAGTCTGCACCTCGCCATCATCTATGGCGTAAGACATACACAGCACTTCAGTAGTGCCATGCTGGGCGTAGTTATAAACGCCTGCGGCCTTGAGGTCGCAGTGTGAACGGGTTTCAAAGTCGATGTAGATCATTTTCCAATGCCCACTCTTGCGAATGGGCATCAGGAAATGGACTAAGCGGCTACGCGACGGCGACGACCAGCAGGCGCAGCAGCCGGGGCTTCTGCTTCTGTTGTTTCACCGTCCATAGACGCAAAACTTACCACTTCAAATACAGGAGTGTATATACGTCCGTAAGACTTGTGTGCGTAGTGTTCTTTTTTCAACTGAACAACAGGCACTGGCTTAGTCTGGTCGGAATCGACCTGAGTGGCGATGGCAACAGCCAAGGCTTGAACGCCTTTCTTACCGCCCACTGATGTGGAGGTGTAACGCGCTTCCATGCCCTTATCTTCACCAGACAAGCACTTGAGAGACATACCAACCTGAGTTTCCCAGCCCTTCTTCGCGCCAGCAGGGGCAGCGTCAAGTTCAGGCAATGGCTGAGTGACCGACACCATCTTCTCGCCCAACACCTCGCCGTCACCCCAAGCGATAAAACCGTGAACAAAGGAGAAAGGATTGACGGCCCAAGTGCTGCCATCCTCAACTTCAGTTTGGTCAGCACCAAACACCCAATGGCCCGTCTTATCCATCTTCAGGATGACAACACCGCTTGGGCCGACATCTTGGTCGAGAGTACGAAGGGCGCTTGCCATAGCGGCAACGGTGGGCAAACCAGCTTGAGAGAAAGTAGTTAACTGCATGATAATTTCCTATTGGAGTTTAGAGAGAGCAGCAGAGAGTTGCTGCCCGATTAAAAGCACACTAGGGCGCGGATCATTTGCGCTTGCCAGTGTGTTACCCGAACTGATGGCGACAACGCAATCGGCTGGCAAAGCGAGTTTCTTCTTTTTAAGAATCTTCTCGGCTTTAGCTGGACTGATTACGGATGTCTCCAACACTTCGGATTCGGTAAGGCCAAATGCAAACAGGGCGACTTTAGCCTTGTCTTCATCTGACCATGAGCGGATGGCACGCTTGGCGACCAATTTGTATTCTGGTAATTGAGCGCCCGACTCAAGCATCTGCAACGCCAATGAACGCAGATCAGTAATCCAAGCCTCTAGCATATCGGCATTTTTTAAATAGGTGCTAATGGTCGGAGCGTCCAAGTTATCAAGCTGCGTTTTCAAAGCGCGGTCAACTGCGCCTGTCATCTTGGGGCAGATAGGCTTGGCAGTACAGAAGCGGCAATGGTCGCCAGTTGCAAAAGGCGCATCCTGACGCTCGGACTGTTTAACTGCATAAACCAAATCCCTTTCAAATTGTTGTATGCGCTCTGGCGTTGTGACCCAGCGGCGAATCATGGGCGGCTGCACGATAACGCACTCAACTTCTGTCGCGCCGTCAAACGCCCACTTAGATTCTTTAGTACGCATTGACGCAGCGGCGTAGAACATCAGTTGTTCGTTTTCCTCCGCGCTGACAATTACGCCATCGCCGAATTTCCAGTCTAGCACTATCGCACGGTTTCCGATACGACCTATCAAGTCAGTTGAACCAAACACACCGGGCAACAAGTCGCCAAAGCTAACGCGCTGTTCAGTGTTGTAGTTCATGTCTTGGCTAGGATCAATTTCGTCAAGCAGCGCCAGCGCAGACTTCAGCTTCTCAATGTGATCTTCGCTTAACGCCACACCATTAAAACTTTTGTCAAGCAAGCTGTATGGGCTGGCGTCACCGTCGTTTACCAACAAGTCAATGGCGGTGTGCAGGGCAGTACCCTCTGCCATGTACTTGCTAGTCGCTTGTGGTGGCATCTGAGCCACCAAGGCCACACTGCCGGGGCAGTTGATGACGCGCTTGGCGGTCGAGCCGCCGACGACTTTACTGTGTTGCATCTTCTTCTTTCTTTTCAACTGTCACAGTTGACGGAATGAAACTGTAGCCACTATAAATATTGTTGAATTCAGCGGCGGGGATCAGACTGTTGGCATGATCCAAGATGATGCGCTCAATTTCGGCGCGGGAAAATTCTATTTTCATACTGTACTTTCGTGTTTACCCGGATTGGGTGAACGAATAATAGCACAGATAAATAATAGTGTGATAAACTTTTGTACATGAAAGAAAAAGAAGTTGAAAAACATTTTGTTTGGACGATTGAACGTCTGGGTGGCAAAACATGGAAGTTCACCTCACCTGGGCGCAGGGGCGTAGCTGACAGGATAGCTTGTTTGCCTGATGGCAGCACTTGGTTTGTTGAACTTAAGACCAAGGGTGGTAGGTTATCAGAGTTGCAAAAGTTGTTTGCTGCTGATATGGCTGCGCTCAATCAGAACTATGCGTGTTTATGGACAAAGGAACAAGTAGATGAATTTAAGACCTTATCAAGAGCAGGCGGCTGACTTCCTGTTCGAGCGCGACAGGGCGATGATTCTCGCTCCTGTGGGCGCAGGCAAGACGGCCATTACCTTGGTCGCCATGCGCGATGCGTTACACCACGGGATCGTCAACAGATTTTTGGTGTTGGCCCCCAAACGGGTGGCTGAATCAGTTTGGGCGGCAGAAGCGGCAAAGTGGTCACCAACACTCAAGATAGCAGTAGCCGTGGGGACGCCTAAACAGCGCTTGGCTGCGTTTAATTCAGTGGCTGATGTGGTAGTGACCAACTACGACAATTTGCAGTCCTTGCCCCATCTGAATTTTGATGGGATTGTGTTTGATGAACTGACGCGCCTGAAGAACCCGAGCGGAGCCAGATTCAAGGCGCTGCACAAGTTGATCGACTGTAAGGTGCGTTGGGGCTTGACGGGCAGTTTTACCAGCAACGGCTTGGAAGATGTGTTCGGCCAGTGCAAGATCATCGACCAGACCCTGCTGGGCCGCAGCAAGGGCGCGTTCCAGCAGCAGTATTTTGTACTGGTTAACAAAGACTTTGGTGAGTGGGCGCCGCGCCCAGGCAGTCTTGAGAAAGTCATGGCAGTTATCAAGCCTGCCACGTTCGTACTGACCGGGCAGAGCAGCGAGACACAACTGCACACCGTCGAGGTGCGTTGCGATATGGACATGGCAAACTACAAGACCATGAAAGAAGAATTCGTGCTGGAAGGCATCGCGGCGGTCAACGCTGCCGTGGTGGTGGGGAAATTACAACAGTTGGCGTCTGGCTTCATTTACGACACCAAAGTCGTAGCGGCTGACACACCGGGGCGCTTCACCACAACCCAGACGCCAGTTTGGTACAGCAGCCACAAGTTTGACCGTCTGGATGAGTTGCTGCAAGAGAACCAACACGCTAACACCATCATTGCGTACACGTACAAAGAAGAACTGGCTGAACTGAAGCGCCGTTACCCCAAGGCGCAGACGCTGGACGATGCTGGCGTGATTGAACGCTGGAACGCTGGTAAGGTCGAATTGCTTTTGGTACACCCCAAGTCAGCAGGCCACGGTCTGAATCTACAGTACGGTGGCAGCAAGATCGTTTTTTTGTCCTTGCCTTGGTCGTTGGAACTGTACGAACAAACAATAGGCCGACTGCACCGCAGCGGCCAGACACAAGACGTATGGTGCTACGTCATGTTGACCAATAAAACGGTTGATGAACGCATCTGGGCGGCGCTGCATGACAAGCGTACCGTATCTGACATCGCTATGGGGGAACTATGTTAAGAATTAATTTATGGAAAGCCAAACTCAAGACGGCGAAAGCCGAACTGAAAATTCGCACACGCGACAACAATGCGGCAGCACGGGCGTACAGCAAATGCGTCAAGACTATCGCTCAACTAGAGGACAAAATTAATGCTTACTTGGCGCGTTCTTAATCATAAACTTTCCGCTTTGACAGAGGAAGAAGTGTTGAGGCTGCTTAACGAAGAAAAAACCATTCACAGGCGTGTGGTCGTATTGGAACGCTTGCATCAACGGTACAGCACCTTGCGTACCAACCGTGAACGTATTGAACTTTTAAAAATAGGAAGAAAACCATGATTGAACAATTAAAAGAACTGTTTCGCACACCAAGCGCGACGACGCTGGCGGTGTGTGAACTTGAACAAGCGCAGCGCGGCCTGTTAGAGGCCCAAACAAGCCAAGAATACGCGCACCGTATGTCTGAGTACCACAACGACCGCATTAAGCGTCTGACGACCTATTTAGGGTATGCCAAATGAATAGCCAACTGACCGGGCTATCACGCAAAAGTGGCGAAGCACAGATTACACGCAGCATCGAAGAACGCACTCGGAAAGTCTTGCGTGAGAATCGGCACAACCCGGCCCATGCACTTGCGCCATTGACCGATAAGAACCCTCCGCGCTATGTGCGTGGTGGTGCTGTCCTGATGCCTAAGTTAAAGGGCGCTGCTACGTCTGCCAATGAAAGCATTTGGAACCGCGATACATATCGAACCGGTGACGGTGAAGTATTCCAGCAAATGCGACCCGGTGCTGAAGATGCTTTGAAATGCCAAAGCCGAGGGTTTGCCACATGATTATCTTATTTTGTGTGCTCTTGATTGCCTTGGCCTTGTGTCTTGGCGCGGGTTATGTGATGTATTTAGTTTTTAAGGATGACTGCAATGACTAACTGGCCCTTCCCCCTGACGCTGCCCGTGAAGCAGCCAAACGCACCGCTGCCTAAGTTCAACCCAAATAACTTTGAGGACGCACCGCTATGACTAAAGATGAAGCACTGAAGTTGGCGCGTGAAGCGATATATAGCCTAGGTGGTGTAGGCAATGTAATTGCATGGGAAAAACAATGGGAATTTTGCCACGAAGCCCTCACTGCAATCGAAAGGGTCTTAAAGCAACCAGAGCAGGAGCCTGTAGGTCATCTTTACACCATCGCAGGCGTACAGCACTGCACGATTGAGCGAGTGCTTCCCGATGGGCCACTCTACACATCACCACCAGCACGCAAGTGGGTGGGGCTGACGGATGAACAGTACATCCAAATAGCAGATACAACTTTCCATGCTGGCCTTGGGATAGTTGCATTTTCCAAAGCCATTGAAGCCAAACTGAAGGAGAAGAACACATGAGCAAGCCGTGTGAATACTGTGGATGTGATTTGCCAGTAGGTGTTGACAAGAAAACTAGGCAAGTCAGGTCACATCATTTTGATATTTGTACCGCTAGACCGAAGAAAGATGGCTATGAAGCTGGCAAGCGCGAGTGGGTGGGGCTGACTGATGATGAGCGTCGAGTATGTACGCAGTCGCCGTTCACAGCGGAAAACTATCGAGACATTGAAGCCAAATTGAAGGAGAAGAACACATGACTAAAGATGAAGCACTGAAGCTGGCGCTTGAGGTATTCTCGCAATATGCTCGATCAGACCAGACTTACGCGGCCATCACCGCAATCAAAGCCGCCCTATCGCAACCAGAGCAGGAGCCTGTTAATGACTGTGCGCCGAATCATTTTTGCAACGGAACATTCGTGCATAAGCCGACTAATGAACTTTGCAATAAATGCGGAAAGGAGTAAGGAATGAAAACAGTACGCGAAGCAGCGCACGCACTATGTGACCGCTGGGACACGATGGAGTGGAAAGATGCAGAGCACACATCGGTGTTTGTGCATGAATTGAGAACTGCCCTAGCGCAACCAGAGCCATTTACCCCGGATTGGGCATCGTACAGGCAAGGAAAAGAAGATGGACAGCGCGAGTGGGTGGGGTTGACTGATGATGATATTTTTAAGGCCATTCTCCCTTTGTGTGATACGCCAAAACTCGCTCAGTCGGTGATTGACATGAGCATGGATGAGTACCGAGCCATTGAAGCCAAACTGAAGGAGAAAAACACATGACTAAAGACGAAGCGTGGTTGAAGCACGCAAGTGAAGCGGGAATTTACGGGTCGCTTCACAAAGAAGCATTTGACGCAGGCTATGACGCTGCAAGCGTTGGGTTATCGCTATCTTATTTAGCTGAGCGCAACTTCTGCCCACGTTGCGGTAAGCGGCTTATGAGTGCGCTTGGCCCGGTAAGTCTTCACACTTGCTGCCCACCACAAGGACGGACATTCGACGACTACGGGAACAAACTGCCATGACTTGCCCACCATGCAATCACAAGTGTGACCAGGGTAAAACTTGCACACACACAATCAATACTGACCAAACCGTAGCAGTAAGCACAGATGTGTATTGGTTACCGATCAGTGTCAACACGCCCCGAAACGTCAAGCTGCAACTGCTTAGTGCTGGTGGTGTTGCCACTTACAGCATCTATCAAGGTGAACAGTTTTGGACGCATTGGCAGTCATTGCCCAAGAAACGATGAAAACACAAACTTACTCGATGTGGGATGCCATGCTTGCCAGCCCCACAGAGCCGATGACTGAGAAGCAACGCAGACACCAGCTTACGCGAATGTGGAGTGGCCTGGCTGCACTTGAGACAGCCGCAGAGCCAACTCGTGATGATTGGGCGGTCTGTAGCGATGCGGTCAACCTGATGGAAACCTTGATTGAACATGGTCACATTGAGGACAGCGACAACTTGGTATTTGATGCGTTGAAGGCGCTTGCAGAGGCCGGAGAGCGTAGCTTTGCGGGTAAACCAATCCGTTTAGACGGTGCAGGCATTCAGGCAGTCAGGGCCATTTTGGAAGACTATGCAATGGTGCTGGAAGCCTTGCCACATAGAACCATGATTCACTGTCACCGACTGACCGAGAAACGTTTACACGCAATACTGGCGGGAAAGCCAAGACCCCACGATATTCAATTAACTAAGGCGACGACATGAGTGCAAATGAGATACAGGTCGGTGGCGACCATTACACCAGTAAGAAAGTGCAACCTTGGGAGGCAATGGAAGCATGGATGAGTCCAGAACAGTTTGAGGGCTTCTTGCGCGGCAACGTCATCAAGTACATTGCCCGGTACAAGGACAAGGACGGACTGAAAGATGTGCAGAAAGCCCGGCACTATCTGGAGAAGCTGCTGGAGTGCTTGGAAGCCCGGTCAGGTCTTCGCAACGAGTAATTCAGTCTTCATAGCCGATCCGTTTGTCGTGCCGTACCAGTAACTCAGTACAAGCATGGCAACGGCATCCATCAACCCCAGTACACGCCCAACGACCAACGGGTCTGTACCTTCAGGGTAGCCCTTAAATAGCACCATGCACTCGGTTCCGAGGGTGATTGATAGTAGGAGAAGGCTGAGCCAGAATAAAGGCTTCTGAGTGCCTCCTGACACGTTGGCGGTGCGTGCTGAGTCACGGTCTTTGAAGCTGAGTTCAGCGTACTTGAAGCCACGCTCTTTCTCGTTGTTCTGGTACTCCAGTTCAAGTTCACGCAGCTTGCCAATTTGATCTGGTGTCATCTGTCCAGTTAAGATAATATCGCTTATCTTATCTTTGGTGGCCTCGGACACACCCAACAATTCCCCGACTGAGGCTATGGCAACTGCACCCAACGGGCCAAAAAGTGCCGCCGCTACGGTTGGGGCCACTGATTTGAGGGTAGCCAACCAATCCATTATTGCCAGACCCCGGTTCGCATTTGTTTTGCCAAGCGCTCACACCGTTCTGGTGTCTGACTGTGCCACTTGCTCAGAATCATGTTCTCTGCGGCCTTGTCGTAGTTTCCACCCTGCACTAAGGCCAGTGTGTTTTTAAAGGCCAGTAAGCCTTCCACGCCCAATTGAAACGCCATGTTGATGAGGACGTTGAGCCTGATCTGATCTAGGTCTTTCACCCAAGGCAGAGCCTTAAAGACTTCGGCGGTCTTGCGCTGGATGTCGTTGTTCAGGAGATAAGCCGATTCTTCTGGTGTAATGCCACCGTTACGCCGTTTGTCAATGAGCCTGCCCACACCGATAGTGAGATAGCCAAGGCTGTCAGGGTAAGCCGATAAGACTTCACCCTCATCACGCCTGAGTTGTTCGTTAAGGCTTGTAACCATGATTCGTAGCCCATCCCAACACGATGTAACCAAGACCTACCATACCAGCCCAGATCAAACTAAGTAGGGTCTTCTCAATTACTTTCTTACGGAACTCAATCCGCTGCGCTTCCGCTTGAATTGCCAACTTGACCCATCGCTGTTCTTCCTCTGACAACCCTGCATCGGTACTTCTGATTCGAATAGCAGCCGCTATTTCAGCAGCCAATTCAGCACGTTCTTCTGGGGTCATGATATGGGTTAGTTAGTGATTTTTTACATTTTAGACTATTACGGGGCAAGGGCGTTCTGGCTTTGTACTGGTTCTGCTCGACGGGACATTTCAGCGCCAAGTGCTCGCGTTGCACCTAGTCCAAGAGCCGTTCCAGCGCCGGGCTTGGCAAGACTGCGTGAGGCTTGTAATTTCATTGCAGCTTCAATTTGATTGGCTGCTACGGCTGGATTTGTTAATTCACGCGCCAGTTCTAACGCAATTTTATCGTCCATACGCAAAGCTAATTTTTTCACTACGTTGTTAAATAACGTTATCGGTACAGACAGAAAACTTGGGAGAGGTACGCCAATTTCTTGTCCAGCTTTGGTGGCAAGATTACTCATATCCGCACCTTTACTTGCGCCAAATTTTACCAATCTATCGTACTCACCTTCACGCAATAAATCCTGACGCACCGCATTGACATGAGACAACTGCTCCGGAGTCATGCTCTGAGTTAATTCACCAATCCGTTTTTCAATTGCAAGCGCATTAGTTCCTGCTGGCAACGGCGCACCCAATTTATTCCCGCTTGCTTTAGCCAATTCATCAATTTTGGCAAGACGTGCTGCGTCTTTTGCAACCACGCCAACACGATTTGTCAGATTCATGCCTGCATCGTCAAGAATTTTTAACGGTTCAGCGTATTTTTTCATAAACGCAGCGTGTGCTTCTGGCGTTACTTTACCCACGCTATCCGTGACTTCACGGCGGTATAAGTCTTCAATACCTGTTCGTGCAATCTTCATTGCATCTGGATTTTTATCAAACAAACGCAAAAAGTCTTTGGCTTCACTTTCACCTTTAGGCTGAAAATATTTGCTGACTACATCTTCTGGTTTAATTTTGGTTTCTTGCAAACTGGTTTGCTTAAATAAGTTGGCGTTTATGCCTTCTTTAAACCTAGGCGCATATTGTGTGCGGTATGCGTCCAACGCGCCTTTGTACAAGGTTTTAGCGTCTTCAGGCAGTACCGTACTGGATTTAACTGCGTCATCAATTGCAGCGTGCAATTGCTTTAAGTTTCTTAAAGTGGTCGCTGCCATGGGTGCGTTGCTAGTTGAAGCTGCGGCAATGTCTGCATTGATAGCTTTACGCACATCATCCAACTGTTGCAGCGTAGCTTCTGGCGTTGCTAACTCAGGCGTAGAGGTTTTTGCAGTTTTAAAACCTTGTTTTCCAATAGATACTGTTTGCGCTTCAGGGATGGAGGGGACAAAACCTCGCAATTTACGCACAGTATCCGGGGCAGTTTCAGTGGCAAAACTGGACAATTTACGCTCAAGAATACGTTCTGCTTCATTAACAACTTTGGACACGTCAATTTTTGCGTTGCCTGCGGCTTCAAAAGCGGCGTCATAAGCAGGTTGCACAACGTTAGTTTTGACGGCTCTTTGTTCGGCCTTCGCTGCGTCAATTAAAGTGCTGCCCACTTCACCTGGAGTGACGTTGACTAAACCACGATCAATTTTGTCTTGAATGCGTTGTTTGGAAGCATCAAATTTAGCGGTTGCACGCACCTCTTGCGCTTGACGCGCTGCAACATTTTGCGCTTCTTTTGACCCGTATATGTCAGCCGTTCCCGGCACTTGACGCGCTCGAGATTGCAACACCGACAGACCCACACTACCAACAGGTGCGGCTGCTTCACCAGCGGTGGGGGATGTGCCTGGCACAATCTGAACACGACCACGCAAGGCGTTAACAATATCATCACCCTTATCCCCAACGGCTTTAAGGTATTGGTCTAATTTAATATTTTTAATCTTGCTTGCATACTCAGCACCTTTGGCTATAACGGGGCCTATTACCCGCTGACCCACAGCCTCCATAGTTGCGCCTTCTAATACGTCTTTAGCGCCACCAGTCAATGCTTGACCAAAACTTTCAGGGGGTTTCCGATAACCCATTGCTTGTTCAACTACATCCAGACCACCTTTAGCCAAACCATACCCAAGCCCTGCACCGCCGACCGTACCTAATGGGCCTAGTGCCGTGCCAAGGACAGCGCCACCCGCACCACCTAATGCCTCAACTGTGGGGCGTATGCCTTCAATAATTCTTCGACCAACGGGCACGCCGCTAGATGGTGCTGCGGGGGCTGCGCCAAAGGTTTGAGCTGCAAACGATTCTATTTGAGTAGGCGTTGCATCATCAGGCCCTTCAAAAACATGAACTGCACCATCAGGGCCTTGAACACGGTATTTGGTAGCCATTATTGTCCCTCTTTACCAAGGTATTTAAATCCGCTAGTGCCTGTTGGCGCGGCGGGTGTTCCACCTAATTTTTTGGATGCTGGCAAATCACGGAATTGAGGAAATCGTTCAAAATCTTCTGATCTGGTTTTTTCATATCCGTCACGAATACGATCAATTGCACCTTTAGCTTGAGACTCCACTAAACCAATTTGATCTAACAAAGGGCCAACACCCTTAACTTCGTCCAAAACTGCCACTTGATCGGCCAGAATTTTCCATTCTTGATTGGCAATAGAGCCAATTGAGCCGGACATCGCTGCGGTTGCTTTTCCAAGAGCAGTAACTTTACCGCGCAAATTCGCCAGTCTGGATTCTGCTTGAGCAGATGCGCCTTCAGGAAACGATGGAAGTTTTCCCAGGTATCCCGTTGCTCCTGCTAAACCAGGTGCGGTTTTAACTTTGTCAATTGATTCAAGCAAATCATCCATTTTGGACAAAGTATCTGTTGCCACTTTGTAATCTTTAGCCACATCAGTACGCAATTTGTATATTTGCAAGTCTGTCATTGGTTTGCTTGCAGCAGGCCCACCGGGAATTGCTTCCAAATTCCCGTTTGCAGTCACTCTATAACCAGCAGGGGCTTTGGCAACACCCGTGCCATCACCAGCAACCCTTGTTGGCTTAGGAATTAAATCTGCGTAATTGCCACTTGCATTAAATTTTTGCATTGAAGCTGGCGTAAAGTCACCGGGATTGACATTTCCAATGTTCTTAACGGCTGTTGCAGGTGCTTGGGTAAAGGTTCCTGTTTGTGGGTTGTACACAGAGCTACCAGCAGTTACAGACATTGGCTTCATGCTCTCTAATATCTGAGCTACGCTTTGCATTGACCCCATACGCAGTTCGTTAAACTTTCCAGTTTGTACTGCATTTTGCAAAGTTGCCATGCCTTTTTCTGGTGTTGCGCCTACGCTTTTCAGGTACGGCCCAAGCACGGGGTCAGCGTGTATAGATTTATGCAACGCTAGATATGCCTCTGGCGTATCGGCCATACGGTAAGCATCGGGAAGAAGTGCCAACTTATCAGCAATCAATTTTGTATCTTTGATCTGCCCTTCAGTTCCTGCGGTCTTAGATTCTTGTCTCATCTTACCCATGGCAAACCCCTTCTCAGGGTTAATACGGGTAATGTCAGCCAAGTACGATGGAGAATTGGGGTCAAGACGACGCATGGCATTGGTTTCTTCCATGCCACGTTGATACTCCTGCATCTTCATTTGATTCAGTTGATTGGCTTGTTCACCTTGTTGCAACTGTTGCATTTGAGCATATTGGACAAACGGATTGACAGGCGCTTGAAACTGAGTGCCTTGGGCAATAAGGGCGTTTAAATCAGCCATGATTAATAACCTCCACCAGGTTGCATAGGTACTGTCGTATCAAAATTAGAAGGCATATAGCCATACGACGGTTGCCGAGAAGCCAAATACTCGTTAAAGTTTTGTTGATTCTGATATGCGCTTGCGCCTGTATTCAACGCATTACTAATTGTCTTGCCAAACCCTAACTGACCAGCCGCAGTTGCTTGACCAGCACTTGTGATGCCGCCTGCCATTGCTTGACCAGCACCCGTCATTAAATTAGCACCAGACGAACCGTATGCGCCAGCAGCAGCGCCTTGGTTGCTTGCAGCGTTCTGACCTGATGCCATCAAGTTACCAAGTGGCTGAAGCATATTGGTGCGATTGGTTTGAAAACGGTTAAAAGCATTCCCATACTCTTGACCTTGCGTAGCGCGGCCTGCCTGAAAACGATTGAAGGCGTTTTGATATTCTTGTGATGCAGAGTCGCCAGCATAATTAATTGCGCCCTTCATGGTAGCGCCCGAAACTGCACCGCCTCTTGCTCTAGCATTGCTTTGCAACGTTTTCAGACCTTCGGACAGTCTAAAAGCGTAGCCTGGGTCGGCTTGGTAGTCAGCCGCCGTAAAGTTTTTCATCAATGAGTTGGGGTCAAATCCAGCCATTGAGAATTCTTTATTTGCCAAGCCGTAATCTGGAGAAGTCATATCTCCACCAACAAAGGGAGTGTTAGAAGCACCAGCTAATTCACTTAATGATTTCCCCCCTCGCAGAAGCATATCTGGAGTCATACTACCCAAAAACCCACCGATTGGTATCTTTCCAGCTTTGTCAGCGTCTAACCTTGCTTGAGCTTGAGGATCGCCCCCAAGACCCAGTAATGTCATTAGGCGATTCTGAGCAGTCAGACCAGCAGCACGATACGGTTCTTGCAAAGCCTTTTGCTCATCATACATTTGCCTTTGTAAAGCAAGGGCTTCTTTGTTTGACTGTGCTTGTACATCAGCAGAACGATTGGCGGCATCTGCTTGTGTCGATGCAGCGGATCGTTGACCCGAAGATGAAATTAAACCGCCTACAACTGCGGCCCCTGCAACCCAAAAAGTCATGGCGATACTCCTATTGATTCATGTTTGATTTGATTGCCTAATCCATACATTGAATTAGGCTCATCTTCAACCAATTCAGACTCAGCATCTTCAATATTGGTTGATTCTACTCTGTGGAACGTCATGCACAACGCATCTGTTTCTGCATAGACCGCACGTTTTGTCCCCGGCTTACTGCATAACATTTGTGGGCCAGTAATACGTTGCACCCCGTCATCCGTGGTAATTGCGACTGTTCCCGACACAATAAGATAAAAATGTTCTTGTTTGTGTACTTTACCCACAACCAGCACACCAGCATCACGGAATACTTCCCTGCAATACATCCCACCATGAAACGTATGCTTAGTGATTGGCTCATACTGAACCATTTTAGAGACTTCTGCTTGCAGCGCCAGTACCCGTGAACGCATATCCACAGGTGCAGCTACTGTAAATTCAGGCCCATAAGTTACTTGCATATCAACCCACAATCCAAGCTGCACCGTTATCAAACACCGGGATAACCACCGCACCACCACCCACGACTACCGCACCAAACGCCGGGGCCAAAGCATTAGTCACGTAAGACCTACGCCCTGCCGTGCCTGCCGCTGGTAATCCGGCAACCAAATAACCTGCGCCAGTGCCTGTGCCGCCATTGGCTACGGGCAAAATGCCTGTTACGTTGGTGGCGAGGTCAACAAACGTGGTTGAGGTGGTTCCAGTGCCACCGTTGGAAATAGGTAACGTCCCACTGACTTGCGTAGTCAAACTCACGCCGCTGAGAGTACCGCCAAGCGTTAGATTTCCAGCCGTGGTTACTGTACCAGTTAGCGTAATGCCGTTGACCGTACCCGTACCGCCCACGCTAGTGACCGTACCGTCAAATTGGTCATTGGAAGTAATGGTGAAGCTAGGGTAAGTACCAGTAACGACTGTTGTTCCCGCACCTGTCAGCACGACGGTTAAGTCAGGCAAAGTGTTGGTGACTAGAATCGTACCCGCGCCATTGGTCACTGAAATGCCAGTACCAGCACCCAAAGTGTTGAGCGAATAGCCCGTACCGTTGCCAATCAGTAACTTACCGTTGGTCGGAATAGTGCTCAAGCCAGTGCCGCCATTGACGACAGTAACAATGCCAGTCCCTGTGCCTGCAATTGAATAGATATTGTTGAACCACATAAACCACTCACGCGAAACCGTGTTGGTCTGCAAGTCCACTAAAGGAACTCGCGGGGCTGGTATCTGTGTAATGTTGGTAGCCATTAGCTTGCAGTCGGTGAGATAAGCAACTCAGCGCCCATAATGGCGATCTTCACCGGGTCTGTGCCTGACACCTCATACACCCGGTCACGTAATTTCTGCGTCATGCCAAGCCTACGCCAAATGGTACGGTAGCCAAACTGACCAATAGCGCCCATCTGCCGCCAATGTTCGTTTGAGAACGTGTGACCACCATCATCAGACCAGCGCAGCATTACTTCAGGCAAATAGCCTGGTGCGGCTGGATAGGCCGTAGTCACTATTTCATACCCGTTTGTGTCTAGCTCAGGCACATCAAATTGACCCAATGGCTCAAACCCATCGCCTGCTTCAGTTGTTAAGGTATCGCCTGATTGCGTAGTCAAAAACCGTTGCAAATATTCTGCAATAAGATTGAGTCCAGACTCAGTATCAATATTTTCACTGTCATAAGCAGGATACAAATTCAACCCTACACCTGTTTCAGCGTCAAGCTGCAAACTGTGCTGCGCGGTGCGCTTGAGATTGTTTTGACCCATTGGCAGCGCCCTCCAAGAGCGCAACCACTTCTGAATGCCGCCATTGTCAGCGTAAACGTCCAGATTCAAACGGTAGAGATTGCCGTTTGCAAAGTCGCCAACAAGGGTGTTACCGCCAAAGTTGCACTGACAATTGCTACGATGCCGGGTGAACTCGCCATCCACAAAGCCAGCACGTTCATGCCATGCTTGGGTGGACACATCGTAGACCCAAGTTGCATTTGCGCTTGGGAAGGTCAGCACATAGAAAGCATGGCCTTCTTGCTGATAAGTGTAGGCCAGCGCGTCTGACAAATTGCCATACTGAGCAATGGCATATTCAATGGCATGAGTAGAAACCCTAACACCAGCGTAGCCGTTTGCTTTATAAACAATACCCTGACCCCGAGCGTCTGTGCCTAGCCAGAACAGCGTGTTGTCCAGCTTGGCTACGCTGAATGCAGCTACGCATCCAATCTCGTTAAAAGCGCCTTGAATGGGGCTTAACGGGAAGGCAGAGCCGCCAACGTCATACCAAACCTCAGTCGAGTCTGTACCGAACACCCACATTTGCCTATGGTCAACATTAATAGCGACTACGCCATCTGGTGAACCATCCACACTCGCAAAGGTCAATGGATCAAAGACCAAAGGATAAATAAAATCCCCGGTAATAGCATCTTGGCTAACCACAGACCATACCCGTTGACTATTGGGTTCGTTGAACACAAACAGCGTGTCAATATACGCAACCGTGACTGCACCGGGAAAGTTAACGTCTGTAATCTGGTTGAACTCATTGGTCGGTTCGTACCAGGTATAGCTTGGCCCATTACAAGCGAAGAACAATACGCCACCGTTGTCAGCAATGGACACCGGGCCTGTACCAGACACATCACCAATCTTGACAGGGGTTCCCGTCATGCTGGTCAATTTATACACTTCTATACCCGAAACCACGTAGAAATCGCTTCCGCTGGTCTGGTGTGCCCACAATGCACGAATCGGGCCAGTGCCAACCGTTTGCAAAAACTCCAGACCAGGTGCGCGGTTTAAGAACCCTGCTGTCTTGCCGCCTTCTAGAATGGCTTCTGGAAAGAGGTTGACGCACCTGTTATCCGCAGCGTTGATGCTACGGGCAACATACGAAGCACCAAGGATAGGCGTTTGCATATTAAACCTAGATTAAACGTAGCTTGGATACCACTTGGTAGTCGTCGTATCGTAAGTCATGGTCAATGCCCGATTTACCACTGCCGTGCCAGCGACAGCAATGTTTCCAGCCGTTGTCCAAGTAAACGCGCCAGTGGGCAATAATGTGATTGTGCCGCCGCCTAATGAAATGGGCGTAGCGGCAGTTACAGTGTCAATAGCTGCTGTGCCTGAAATAAACACAATGGGCGTGGTTGGCGCAATGGTTGCTGCACTGGCAATGGTGGGGGCAGCAGCAGTAACCGCACTAAAGCTACTTAAGCGAATGCTTGTGCCTGTCGCTGCACCAAGGACGGGTGTTACCAGTGTGGGCGTGTTTGCAAATACCGCAGCACCAGTGCCTGTTTCATCTGTTAATGCAGCAAGCAAGTTTGCAGATGTAAAAGAACCAAGTGATGCTGCATTGCCTACAGAGGTTACCATGCCTGTTAAGTTGGCATTGGTGGTTACATCACTGGCAGTAAAGCTGGTTGCTGTGCCTGTGATGTTTGTACCAACTAATGCTGAAGGTGTTCCCAATGCTGGCGTTACAAGCGTTGGAGAAGTTGCAAAGACCGCAGAGCCAGTGCCTGTTTCATCGGTCAAGGCTGTACGCAAATTAGCACTGCTAGGTGTTGCCAAGAAAGTAGCTATACCCGTACCAAGACCACTGATACCTGTACCAACAGGCAAACCTGTGCAGTTGGTCAACACGCCACTTGCGGGTGTACCCAATGCAGGGGTGACTAAGGTTGAATTAGTAAACAACAGGGCATTGGTTACTTGCTTTGTTGTGCCACCTTGCACAATAGGCAAAACATCGGTTGTAGCAGCAGCCGTTGCAACGGGTAAGCTAGAGATTGCGATAGTAGCCATTTTAGTAATTTCCTGCAAAAATGTTAAACCGTTGACGGTTGGCAACCAAACTGTAAGGCATCGACATGATGTCGTCAGGGTTGTTAATGCGCTTCAAGTCACGCTTAGAAGTCATGGCAATACGTTGCACTTGTGGGCTTGGCTCAACGCCAAACTCAGGAGCGAACTCCATTGCCAAGTTGTAAGTAAATGCCCTCATGTACCCCGGTGGAAAGTACAAATTGGTCGATAAGGTTGCAGGCTGGTCAAGTACCTCGACCGATACAAAGTGCCATTCCAACGCCCTTGTGGGCTTGGGATATATGTACATCCTAATGTCTGGAAACTCCATGTTTGTCCACATAACTTGTGGATAAGTAGAAGTTACCGTCTTGACCGCGATGCCGTTGTACTGTTGCTGATTAATGAACTTTATGCCGTAGCTTACGTTTGTGCCGGGGTCACGAAAGTAGGTTGCTTCGTCCAGCAGCACAGGACGTATACCAATAAAGTCACCAGTTGGGCCAAGCGTCCGACTAATTTCACCAACAGGCCAGGTAAAAATTTGATCGATGGTGGAGTACGCCATCAAACGCTCAATTGACCAACTGTCAATCATCTGATTGAGAGCAATCAAAGCATCTTGAGAAGTAGCGGCAGACGGTGTTTCACCTTCAGCCAAGATTCCGAGCAAACGAAGCGCCCGATTAATTTGGTCGCCAGCCGTGTAGGTTGTCATATCAGATTTCCTCGGTTACAGCCTTGCGCGTGTATTTGCGTTTGATGCTCAACGCATTCGTCTCAAATTCAGAGGCTAGGTCAGGCATATCGGGATTGTACCGCGTCCAGCCATTACCTTCATCATATACGGCTTCAAGTTCCATAGTGGCAACTTTATTGCCGTGAACTGGATGTTTCAGGTAAATCGTTGACATCAATACTTTCTTGCTGTTTCAATTGTTCAAGCCAATAACCGCAATCTTGCAACGCACCGAGCGTTGCGTCCAAATCTGAACGCAAACGTTCGGCTTGTTTTTGCAGCCCTTGAACCCGTTCCATTATTACGTCACGGGTTATCATTTTTAGGCAGCAATAACGGCAGTAGAGTACAACGGCAAATAACGAATGCCATCAGGTGTAACCACTTTGATTACAGATGTTGGACGCGCTGTTGATCCAGACGTTGTGTCTTGTAGGAACTTACCCGAACCCTTAGTCACACCAGCCAAATTAAACAAAGTACCGCTTGTGTCGAACGTTGCCTTGTCAGCGCCATAAGAACTCAAGTAGAAGAACGATGTGTTTGTACCTGTCACAGCGCCCGTAGGCAGACCGATTTCAGCTTCAATTGCAGCGTAGGTTCCTTGTGTGCAACCAGCAGACAAGACCACTTCGCCAACAGTACCTGAAGCCAAGCCAGTTACCCGTCCACTTGCGCCAAACGCCAAGTAGCCATACAGACCGTTTGCGTAAGCGCCTAATGCAACATTTGCTTCCAAGTCTGATTTGCTTGCCCAACCAACACCACCAGCACCTGTCATGGTAAGTGTGGTTGTAGATGCAGCAGCATCGCTACTTCCGGTGGTGGCATTTGTCACCGCAATGTTAGACACCGCAGTAGATGATACCGTACCAGTAATAGTTGAGTTGTTGATGACAGCGCCGTCCAAGTACGGGTCTTCGTATGCAACACCAACAGGTTTTGTATTTGTAGCCATAGTTGTTTCCTTTAAAAACAGGGGCCGAAGCCCCCATTCAATTTACTTCAGGAAGGCAGAGTAAGCAGCGTCACCAGTCTTTACGAAACGGTACGTGTGAGCGCCGAAACGTGCGATAGTGACAGAGCCAAACACCGTGATACCAGTACCTGTAGTCACAGGCACGGTAGACGATGCGCCAGCATTGCCGTTGTTGCAAATAGTCAATTCAAAAGATGAACCAACTTTTGCACTTGGGATACCAGCATCAAGCAACGCTGCGGTAGGCAGAGTTACAGTCAATGTAGCGTCCGTTGCTTTTGTACAAACAACCAAACCAACTGCCACTTGAGCAGCAGTCAACGTAGTGTCTGCGGTCAAAGTGGTAGGGATAGTTTGAACGCCAAGTTGGGCTTCAAGCAGATTGCCGTCACCGAGTTGGTAACCACCAGCGCCATTAGGGAGTGCCATGATAATTTCCTTTAAATATGTTACGAAATGAAGCCCCCGAAGGGGCATTCAATTTAGCCCCAGATGCGGCAAGCCATCTGTGGACGAATGGTGCTAAAGCCATACAGAACGTCAATACGGCAAGGCAGACGGTCGTTGTTGATGTCATATTGACGAACAACACGCAAGCTGATACCGTTGTGGTTTGCACGAGCAGCCATGTCAACGCCTTGAGGCAGCAACAAGTCAGCAGTTGCGAAGGTGATCGCATCTTTGTGGTAAACCAAGTTCTGTGGGTATGCAGTCGATGCAGAACCAAGGAAAGTCACGGCAGCGTTGTTAGCAGGGAAGCTATCAACAGTAGCCAATGCGCTTGCGCTGGTAAAGATTGCAGGGCTGATAGTCATGTTGACCATATCAGCGCCAGACGCTGCTTGGGCAGTAGTCACCACGAATTGCTGAAGCGAACCAGTTGACTCACGAGTCTGTGGGTTAACTGCATACACATTAGCAATGGTAAACACATCACCAACAGTCACGGTAGTACCGCTGCTAAAGCCGTCCAAAGTGATAGTGGCTTGGCCTTGGGCAGAAATGCTTTCGTTAACCAAGATCGTACCAGCGCGTGAGCCAGTGGTGTGAACCTTGATTGACTGAGACATATTGACTTCATCAAAGCCCAAAACACCAGTACCCATCATGCCGTTTTTAAACTGGCGTGACACGGTGTCAGTAGGATTGAACAAGCCCTTCATGCCTTCAACCAGACCAGCGTTGGCTGCGGGGTTAACCGTAGCGTAACGTGGCGACATAACAGCAGCGTTCTCATTCAGTTTTTGTTGCGCTTGCAACAGAACCAAAGAGGTCGCTGGAGTAGTGCCGGGTGTGCCAACAGAAGCGTAGATAGCCTTGTAAGCGTTAGCAACGTCAGCATCAATGCTGGAAGCCAACTGGCTGATACGAGGCTTGAGCACACGTTCTGCAAAGTCATCCAATTGCATAGTCAGTTCAGCAGATGTGAAGTTGACACCAATATGCTTTTGGTTGGCGACAGTCAAAGTGGTGAACTGCTCGTTGTCGTCCTGAACTTGCAGGGCGGCTCCGTCAGTAACCAAAGCGCGGTCAGGCAGGCGAATACGCAGTGTAGAACCGATCTTTGCACCTTCAACAGCGAAGCTGTCGTCGTACTGACGGTTTACGTTACGGGTGATTACGAGGTTGTTCTCGAGGATTTCGAGAGCCTTCCGGGTAATCATGTCAATCGTTAGAATCGAATTACTCATGATGAGTTCCTTATAAAGTCAAAATTAGCGGATACGCTGTGCTTCCCACTTCTTCATCTGTCGCACACGGTCTGCTTCAATCCACTGTGAGGCCGACATCGTTTTAATAGAACGAGGGTCGGTAGTGTCCATTGCTGGCGAACCAGAAGACCGCGCATTAACAGGTGAAATCGGCGCTGGCGCAGACGTCGTTTTTCTCATGGGAGGGTCGGTGGCTAATTTAGCCTCAATCTTCC